TCAAATGGAAATGTAGCAATCGGAACTACAACCGATGCAGGACACAAACTTGATGTTAATGGAACTGCAAGAATAACAGGAAATTTATTTACTGATGCTTTTTTAGCTATTGGTACATCAATTAATGCATGGGGTTCATTTACAAGTGCTTTGCAAATAGGTGGTTCATCAACCTATGCTTCACTTAATAATATAACTTACATAGGAAACAATACTTTCTTTAGTGGTGCTTGGAAATATATTTCTACTGCTGTTTCTGCAAGAATGGAAATTCAAGATGGTTTTAAATTCTTTATTGCACCATCAGGAACGGCAGGAACAAATATTACTTTTACTCAACCAATGACAATTAATTCAAGTGGAAATGTCCTTATAGGAACAACAACAAATGCTGCTTCAAGTAAACTAACTGTTGAAAGTACAACACAAGGTTTCCTTCCACCAAGAATGACAACTACACAAAAGAATGCAATTAGCAGTCCTGCAACAGGATTAGTAATATATGATACAACTTTAAATAAATTATGTGTAAGAACTGCTTCTGCTTGGGAAACTATAACATCATTATAAAAAAAAAAATGAAAAAATTAATTTTAATCGTAACAATTCTATTCAGTTTATCAGCAAAAAGCCAAGATTCAGTACTTGTGAAAATGGATACTACAACTTTTAAAAATATTATTTCTATTATTCAAAAACAATTAGATAGCAAAGCAGCAAGTAATTATATTCTTGAAGCATTGAGCAAATATGAATTTATAATGGATAAGCCTAAACAATTAAAAAAATGAAAAAAGTAATGTTTGCAGCCTTATGCTTTGCGGCTCTAAATTTAAAAGCACAAACAATTGATACCAGTTTCAAAGCAATGACTGCTTGTAAGATTGTTCCATTCAAAGCAAAGTTTACTGATACAGTAAATGCTAATTATTTAGGAGTGAAAATCATTGCTGATGATTTGAAATCTACCTGTACTTTGTATTGGGTTTTATTTGCAGATAACAATCAAGTGTTAGATGGCAATGCAACCATCAGCGGAACTGATTATACTTCATGGAATGGTAGCAATTTATTTCCTTTCAGTTTTGTAGGCAAACTTTACAATATAATTTTCAAATAAGATGCAACAAGTAGATTCAACAAGCATAAGAGGAACATTGATTACTTTTATTGCATCCTATTTTAGTTTTCAGAACATCACACCTGTTTTGCAGTTTGTATCTTTGATTGTTGCATTAGCAGCAGGTGGAACTACTTTATATCTTAACCTTAAAAAAATAAAGAAAGATGGATTATAGTTATTTAATTTTGGCTTATGTAGGCTTATTGCTGCATTATCTTTTCAGATGGAAGGAATGTGTTGATGAAAACAAACAAGTGAACTATAAGGCTGAAATGCCTTCTTTTATCATATCAATAATTGTTACAGGTATCATGATTTATTTAGGTGAAGATATTAAAGACATCTATCCATTAACTCCTGCAACTGCTTTATTGTTAGGATATGGCAATCAATCAATCTTCAACAAGTTAGTAAAAAGTAAAAATTTATGAAATACCTATTAATCATTTGTTTATTAATTGCCGGATGTTCAGCAGTAAAAAGAGTATTAAAAGATCCTGCAAAAGTTGAAGTTGTTGGTAGAGAATGGGAAAAAAAGAATCCTTGTGTAAATGATTCATTTGTTGCTTTTATAAGTGATACATTGATAAAAATAGATACTACTTATAAATTTAAATTTGATACTATCTCAAATATTCAGATTGTAAAAAAAGTAGATTCAATCTTCATCAATAAGACAATTAAGATAAAAGATACTTTCAAAGTATTTATAAATGACAATAGAAGGTTGAACATTGCATTGGATTCAGTAAACCATTATAAAGGTAAAACTGCATATTATAAAGTGCAATTTGAAGAGCAAACTGCACAAACGAAAGAGCAAAAGCATAGAGGCAATATGTGGATGTTAAAATTTTGGTTATTATTTTTACTTATGATAGGAATATTCGCATTATATTTATGGCTAAATAAATAGTTATGAAGCAGTACACAATTTATTTCGAGATTTTTGGAAAGAAATTGAAGATAAATTTGTATGCAAAATCAATGGCTGATGCACAACAAAAGCTATTGAAAAAAAAAGATGAAGCATTCAAAATATTAAAGGTTGAATTATCTGATGATACCACATTCCTTAAAGATATATTTCCATTTTTATGATAATAGTAAACCAAAAATGCATTGACTTAATTAAAAGTTTTGAAGGCTTATTCTTAAAGCCTTATTTTTGTCCTGCCAATGTTTGTACTATTGGTTATGGGACTATCAAATATCCAAACGGAACAAGAGTAAGAATTACCGATGTTGCAATAACAGAGGCAAAAGCAATGGAATATTTGATGTTTGAGATTGACCAAAAATCAAAAGCAATAGATCCGATGCTTCGTGAAGATTTAACAGGTAGCCAGTTTGGAGCATTGATTTCATTTGCTTATAATTTAGGAGAAGGTGCATTAAGGCAATCAACATTACTTAAAAAGGTTAATGCAAACCCATTAGATGCTCAAATTCGCAATGAATTCCAGAAGTGGATATATGCAGATGGAAAAAAATTAAACGGCTTATTAAGGCGGAGAAATGCAGAAGCGGATTTATATTTCAGCTAAAAACAACTTATGATAATTAGACCGAGATTGTCACAGGAAGAGTACTTATTTTTAAAAAAGAATTACAGGGCAAAGAAAGGGAACAGAGTATTAGTCATTGGTGATTTACATGAACCTTTTTGTCTTGATGGTTATCTTGATTTCTGCAAAGAAATTTATGCAAAATATCAATGTAATAAAGTTGTCTTCATTGGTGATGTAATTGATAATCATTATTCATCTTACCATGAAACTGATGTTGATGGTTTAAGCGGTGGGCAAGAGTTGGAATTGGCAATTGAAAAACTATCTGAATGGTACGAAGCATTTCCAAATGCTGATGTAACAATTGGCAATCATGATAGATTGATAATGCGAAAGGCTCAAACAGGAGCAGTTCCTAAAGCATGGATAAAATCTTATAAAGAAGTTTTAGGAGTTCAAGGTTGGAATTTTACTGAAAGAGTAATAATCGATGGAGTGCAATACATTCATGGTGAAGCAGGAACTGCAAAGGCTAAATGCAGAGCAGATATGATGTCAACAGTTCAAGGTCATTTGCATACACAAGCCTATACTGAATGGTTTGTTGGTGCAAACTTTCGTATTTTTGGAATGCAAGTAGGTTGTGGCATTGATCATGAAAGTTATGCAATGGCTTATGCTAAAGCAGGTAAGAAACCTGCAATCGGATGTGGAGTTGTAATTGATGGAGATGTTGCAATAAATGAATTGATGAAACTATAAATAAACTAAAATGAGAAAACCAAAAGGATTTAACAAGATGACATTAAGAGAGCAAGAAATATGGTTAATTGCAGAAAGGGAAGCAATTAATAAAGCATTGGCATCCAATAGCAAACAGTTGGCAATTGTAAGAGGTGGGCAAAAGGTTGAGTTAAGTGATTATGAAAGACCAGATTTAGAGAAAGTATAAAGTCACCGATATTCAAAGAATTGTGACAAAAAATAGTTTAATAAATTGTAATCAAATACAATTATTCAAACGAAAAAATGATACGGAAATATCCGATATTATCCGCAAATGATACGATAATGATGGAGATAAGCAACAAATAACTTGTCATTAAAGGGATAAAAATATATCATTTTGTAACTTATAAAACACAAACTATGCAAGATGTAATTGTAACACAAGTAGTAAACAAATACCAACAAAGAAGTGAGATTGGTATTGGTAAATACAATACTACTTTGCAAAATAATAATGCAGATAACTTTTTTAAACATGCACAAGAGGAAGCAATGGACTTCTCATTGTATCTTGAAAAGATTATGCAGATAGTAAAAGAAACTCCGAATGATGCTGAACTTGGTGCTAAAATAAGAATGATGGCAAAATGATAACTAAAATAATCTATAAGAAATTAGGCAGAGAAAAGCTATGGGGAGAGGCAGATTTAGAAGACAATTCTATTACTTTAGATATTAGGTTAAAAGGTAAAAAGCATCTTGAAATACTTACACATGAATCGCTGCACATATTACTTCCAGGAGCAAATGAAGAAGAAATAGTAAGAATATCAACTGCACTTATAAAGGTATTATGGAAAGAAAATTATCGAAGAATTGATAGTGATGATAATGTTCCACTTCAGGATGGGACATAAAAAAAGGGCAGCATCTCTGCTACCCTATTAACTAAAACCAAAACTAAAAAGGTAAATCATCAACAACTGCATTATTTACAGGTGCTGCATTTTGTGGTGTTATAGCTGCTTGTGGCTGCTTAATATTACCGATGTATACTTTCTTCTCACCTGCTTCTCTTTCTGCTTTAGATTGGCTTAATTGAATGCTTCCAATATTGCCATATTGGTCAAGTTCATCATTTACCCAAACATTAATGTTCAGGTACTTTTTACCATTCTTTTCTGAAGTGGTTACTTTGTCTTTTGGGATGTCTGAAAGACAGATGCTTCCATTATATAGTTTACTCATGTTATTGCAGGATATAGGGAGCCTGTGCCTTTAAAAGTTTTCCTTTATAAACTCCGATAATATATCGGATTTGTTTACTTTAGGGATTGTATGAAATATTTCTGCTTGTTTATCTCTATCAAGTTTACCTTCATATTTACGATATGGTGGCAGTTCAATTGTTCGCAGCGAAGATAGTAATAATGGTTTTGTAAATCCACAAATACTACCAAAGAATGATTTTGTTTTTTGGTATTCTTTATGAAGCATTTGCCGGTATTCCTGTGCAACTCTGTAATGTTCTGCAATCATCCATTCTTTGAATTCAGTTCTCATAAAATGATTTTAATTTCTTGAAAATGAAATACTATTTTCTAATAACTTATATAATAATTTTTCAGTAATATCTTTTGCTTTAAAAATAAATTCAAAACTTAAATTATTTTTATCTTTTGCATGAATATCAATATATTCAATTAAAAATTCTGCTTCAACAATTGTGCAAAATTCAATAATTGTTTTAAATCCATTTGTATTTTGTTCAGTTTCTCCAAAATTATAATGCCAAGATTGTTGTTTTTTACTAAATTCTAATGCAAATAATTCCATGTTTTAAATTTTAATAATTTTAAAAACTCCTGCCCTGTTGCTTCCTAACTACCAATTAACCACCAAGTTATTAAATAATTAAGGTTAAATAATAAGGGCAGGAATATGTTTAATGTTGTTTAGATTTCCATTGTTGATAGTGAATTTCTCTTTCTCTATCTGCATCAGTTACTTCCATTGATAGTATTTCCTGCAATGTAGTTTTCTGATTAAAGTCCCAAATTCCACTACCATTGCTTGTTGTAATTGGTGGAACTATTTCACCATTTTTATCAATTGGGTAACTATCATTTAATGTTTCAATACTACGCATAAGTTAAGGCTTTAGATTTGAATGCTTGTGTTACTGCTTCTGTCTTTTCTGCATTGGTTAAGATATTCCAGAACGAAGTTAGTTCTGCTTTATCTTTTGCAAATGAAATCTTTGCAAGTATTTCTGTTGTGCTTTGTTTTGCAGGTGCTTCACTATCTGCATCTTTGGTATCATCAATCAGGAACAATCCATTAAGGCAATACTTTCGAGCATAACTTGATGCTGCTCCTGATACCTGTGAACCATCCATTCCTTTTTTTGATTCTTCTTCTCTTGCCATT